TGTGTTAATGCACGAACTGCCCAATAATAATCACCGGGTTGAAATCCTACAACACCTGTAGATTCAACAGTGCCTGCAGGATACACAGGTGTTGTACTGTTCAATTGTGTATCCCATAACAAATAATTGTTGTCTACAATTGTTGGAGTAGGCCCATACCAAAATTCTAATGCGATCACTTGGCCGGGACTTGGTACTATTGCTTGTACAGTAAATGTTCCTGATTCTTCATTTATGTCTGTAATCGTTGGTGCGTCTGGTGTGCCAACAATTGTTGGATCACTTAATCCTGTATTTTCTGCTGGATCGTAATCACTTATGTCAATGTTTTCATATACTTGATTGTTATACTCAAACGCACTGATACGTACACCTAATGTACCGTCACTTTTCTTTTCTTCTTGTACTTGGTCAACACGAAATAGTTTGTCTAATGCTAGTGGATCAACATCAGTTGGTCCCCATCCATATGCTTCGTGTCTGATACGAACTACATCACCAGCATTGATTTGTATTCCAGAATAATCCATTTCAAATGTTGCAACTAAATCTTCACGACTTTGAATCAATCTACGTGTTGCAAGATACTTGGCTTGAACACTACTACTTACAATTGGTAACTCAATGATAAGTTTGTTAACAGGTTCATTTGGATTTTCATCTTCTTCATCCAATGTGACAAATACAAAATCTCGTTCATCTCTAATTTTAGTATTAGGGAACTGAACTTCCATTGTGTTGTATGTACTGTTTAAATCAACAGGGCTGATTGTGATACCACTAACTATATTATTGCTATTGATTTGGAACAAATCATCGTATGTTGTATAATCTAAGTAACTTCTATTTGGAATAACTGACCATTTTGCCAATGCTTCATTCCATTGCAACCAACTGTCGCAACTATCAACCATAAACTGTAAGTTAGTCAAACAGTTTGTACCTGTGTCAATTGGGCCATTGATACGATATCTTGGTTGTGTTGCACTACCACCACCTACTGGTGTGTATGTAATCAACTCATCACTGTAATTGTCTAACTCTATCAATGCAGCCAAATCAATTTGTTCTTCTGGTACTGCACAACCATAACGTGTGTTAGTAAAGTAATCAAGTATAACTGAACCAGGCTTTGTTAAATCATTAGTCAATTTCATTTTGAATTGATCTAATCCAATAATACCTGCGTCTTGGTTGTATGTTAACTTGACGATTGCAAATGCAGTCTTGTACATGTTAGGTGTGTTGATACCTGTACTATATCTAGAACCATTCCAACGTTGTTCAGCAGGAATACTTGGATCACTCATAATTTGAATTGCTGATAATCCACCTGTATTAACACCTGAGTACGAACCACTTGGGAACAAATATACATTCATAAATCCATTTACTTTTGTATCTTCATCACCATTGCCGTTAATCCATTTAGTGACTTTACTTCTATTTCCACCATCTCCAAATATCAATTGTTTATCGCCCCAATAGATATCAGTAGTAGTTGGACTGTCAATGTTACCCATGGTATATACACCATTATCAGTTGCTTCTGCCAACGTCATTACGTACCATGTAACTTGTTGGTCTGTTGAAATCTTTGCATCAGTTAATGCAGGGCTTACCCATGCAGAACCATATAGTACACTGATTTTATTATTGGTACTTGCTGATAACTGTACTCTGTTACCTGTTGTTGCTCTTACACTTTGTGAACCTGCAGGCGGACTACCTGAGGGTTTATTCTGTGACGCACGATTACCAATCAAACTACTAACTGCTGTCGTAGCAACTAAACGTGTTGCAAGTCCTACGCCGGCTCTTAGTATTGGATTTTCAATTTCCAATGCGTCTGATATTTTGTCTGATACCCAATCAAAAAAACTCATTTGTTATTCCTTAAGATGATGTTCCTGAATTGGTAACTTGCTTACCAAAGTCAAAGAATGCGTTAACTAAATTAGGTACATTTATCATTGAACTGTCTACAGATAATGTTGGTGCATCAGGATATTGATTCCAATAGTTAGGACTTGTTAGTCTACCTGCAATACGTTGTTCTAACACACTTTTAAATGCACTACAATTTAATGAAATTGTAAATGTATCAGATTTTTCATCAAAATCAATATCTTCAGTAATTGCATAACTTGTAATGATCCCATTGAATCTAAGTACAGTGTTATCTAATATATAGTTGTTTGTATAGAACCCACGATATATTGTAATTAAACTGCCCTTAATCTTTGTTGCTAATACTGCATAGATGTTTTCGGGACCAATGCCACTAATAGCAATTGTGGTATCAAACGTTGACACACGCATATCACGTTGTTGTAAACCAACACTCATCAAACCACCTAATGGCGTATACTCAACACCATCAATAGTTTCAACCTTATAACTTGAACTGAATGTATAAGTTTCTGTAGTGTTGTCCATTTTGGTAACGACCATCTTTACAAACTCTGCGTTGTAAACATATGGTTGATTTTCTACTTGTGGAATTACTGTTGTCATAGTGTAGGTACTTTATTGCAATCTACGCATTCGCCATTAACCATTTTCTTACCACACTTAGTGCAATCTTTTGAATGCAACTCATGTAGTTTTGCTGGCGATTTGTTTGTGCGCGGTTGAGTATTTTTAAACTCACTACGTTGTAATGCTTGTACTTGTGTTGTTTCTTCTATCATGCTAAACTCACATATTCATAAAGTTGAAAGTCATCTGACCATTCTATATAAGCGTTATTGATAACGCTACCGTTTTGATAAAGTGCGCCACCAGGGAACAATTTATATGTTGGCATGTTAGGACTGAATACTCTGAACTGACATCCTGCTCCTACTGTAATTGCTGATGCAGTGACATCGTTTGTTAAGATGTTTGGACGACTTGTTGTTACTATTACTGATGATCCAGTACCACGCAAAACTGTTGTAGTACTGGTGAATGGATAAGGATAGTTACCAATCTGAATCAAATCGTTAGGTGCGAACAATGTTTGTGTTGCACCCATGATAGGTAATGCGTTCAATGTCAATTGATTGCCAATAAAACTTACAACACGAATGTTTGCTAATTGACTTGTCAATGCTTGTCCTTGATAACGAAAGATCCATCTCATTTGTGGTGCATTGTTAAATGTAATTACTTCACTACCCACACGATCTAATGTATCTAGACTTTCAATAACTTCACGTGCTTCGCTATAGCGCAAACTATTTGGCATTGTTAATGTAAAGCGCCATGGATTAGTTGTAGGAGTTAGACTCACACGCGGTATTTCACTGCGAGTAATTTGTATACCAACCATTTTTCTACGGTCAATTGCGATACCCGTACAGTTGTTTATAATTGTTTGAATACTCATTTATGTTTCCTTATCTGCGTGATGGCATTTCTTTTTCAGCCATACGAACATTACCCAATAATATTTTACGATTCTCTGCAAACAATTGAGCAACACCTTTAGAATCTATAGCACTGATGTTGTTTGTTATGTAATATGTTGCGCCACCACCTGCACCCATTGGTGTGATTGTTGTAGCACCGCGTGGTGTGATTAACTCAGGACCATTCTCACCAACAAGACTTGCACGACCAATTGGGGGATTGCCACCATTAGCGAATCCTAACAATCCCTTTCCCCAATCCCATAGGGTGCCTAATATACTGCCGCCACCACCTCCGCCGCCACCTCCGCCGCCACCTCCGCCGCCACTCATTATTCTCCATAAGTCCATAGTGGCTGCTTTCAATTCAATCTTTAACAAGTCTTTGATAACTGATTCAGCAAAGTCACCGAAACTAAATTTACCAGTCTCAACAAAATTATCAATTAATGAATTCATGTTGCTTGTCACTGAACTGAATATATCTCTTGCACGATTGGCAGCATTTGTAGCACTATCAACATAACTATTGAATGCTTGCTTCCAACCATATTCAAATGAACGTGATACTTCTAAGTTTTTAATCTGTTGATCGGCAATTGCTTTATATCTTTTTTGAATTTGATCTAAACCATCTGCTAATTCTTTAGCCCTTTCTGGGCTTAAACCATCACCACCATCTTCAAATCCGGCTGCAAATGCACGACTTGCTTCTAATGCACCTTTACGTGCTTCTTCATTAATGTCTGCATATTGTTTTTGCAATGGTGCAAGATTCATTGTACTTGTTTCGTACATTACATCACGCATCTTGTCATTAGCGGCACGTAGTTGATCGCCCAACATTGCTTGGCGTTCCATTTGCTTAGTGATTGCTTCAATAGCGTTTAGTCTATCTTTTTCTAATATACGTGCGGCTTGTAATCCACTAATTGCAACGGCTAACCGTTCTTTATCTACGACGGACTGTTTCTGAATTGCGGCTATTTGTGCATCAATGATAGGAATTAGTTTCTTATCTTCTTCTGCTAGTGCAGCCTTTTGATCTTGTAATTGTTTTACCGCTTGTTGAGTACGAATCATCAATTCTGCTTGGGCACGTAGTACTTCAACTACATCTTCATTCATTCCCAAGTACTTGGCTTCTATACCTACTGCTTTGATAAGTTCGTTATTTTGATCTTTGTATGCTTGTGTTTGTTTTACAATCTCTTGTGTTTGTTTTGCCCATGCATCAGTGGCTTGACGTTTAATGGTCTGTTCTTGGTTGAACTGATCCATCTGTGCTTGACCATAAGCCTGAATTTCTTTAATTTGCTCACTGGTCATGCTTCTGCCACCAGTTGGACCTGATGGCAACTTAGGCTTATCGTCTCCTAACCCAATAAATTGTTTAAATTTATCGTAAGCCTTACCAACACCAGTTGTAAACTTGTCAATATAGTCTACACCAAATGCGATTCTTACAACTTCATTTACTGCCCATATGGCTGTTGATACAGCAGCCATAATTGGTGTAAGTTTTGCTAAACCGACTAGCAAGAAACCTAATCTCTTAGTTAGTAGTGTAAAGATGAATACACCAACTTCTTTAAATTTGCCCATCACGCCTATCGCGGCTGCAAAGGCTGCTACAAATTTACCTACTTGATATCCTAATACACTTAATGTTTTTTGTAAACTTAGTACGCCAGCAGCGGCTAAAGTAAAGTATGATGCAATCGCGGCAATTGCTATACTTAATGCTTGGAATGCTTTTACTACTACAACGAGGCCTGCGGCTGCGCCCCCAATTTGTACTAATGCATCTGTGAATCGTTTGATATCTTCTGGCTTCAATGTAGCCATAAAATCAAGTAATGGCTTCAGTGATTGAAGCAAACTAAGTCTAAATTGATTTATTGTTCTATCTAATCTGTCTTGTGCTTCAGAGGCTGCTTTTATTGATGCCGCGTATTCACGACTTTGTATAACAGCGTTAGCGTATTCTTTACTTAAACCTTTTACGTCTACACCACGAAAACTTTTTCCTAACAATTCGGCTGATAATGAAACACGTTTACTTGCATCTTCAATATTAGCAAGACCATCAATTGTTTTCTTAAGAATGTCTTGTTCACTTAATGTACTAAGGTCTTTTAATGTTACACCTACGTCAGCAAATGCAGATTGTGCAGACTTGCTACCAGATGCCGCATCATTAATTGTTGTTGCTAATTTTAGTATAGCCTTTTGTGCGTCATCGGCTTGACCACCATTATTTGCAACAGCACTACTAAAGCCAAGAATGTTTTGTGTAGCGATACCAGTTGCGTTGGCAATGTCTTGTATTGCATCTGCATACTGCAATGCATTGTTAATCATTGCGCCAAATGCAACACCCGCTACTGCGCTTTTTAATCCTGCAAATTTATCAGAAACTTTCTTTACATTGTTTTCTAATGTTTTTAATTTTGCACTAGCAGTGTCGGTTAAGCCAACTGTATAATTTAGATCTGCCATTATTTCTTCCTCAATATTTGTTTAACACGCTTCTTAATGAAATCTTCAGTAGGCTTAGTCATACCCTGTGGTGCTTGTTGACTATATCCTTCATCCAAGCGTGTAGCATATGGATAAGTTGCTTGAATTTCACTTTTACCTTTATCAAGTCTAGTGTTTCTACGTGCATTGCCTGTACGAATTGGCGTAGTTGCTTTGAATTTCTTGTATGCTTCTTCAGGCAACTTTG